CGGACCTTAGTCTATCTCCCTGTAGGGGATACTTACCCCCACACCCCCAGCTGTTAAACTGGAGATGCCCACTTCAGTTTTATGCTGACGTACTGAGGACGTCCATAACGTTCTAAGTGCTCATCAGCGACAGTTGGCAAACTGCCGATCAGCTTAGGATCGTGAGGCGAAGTTTCCTCGGATATATATTCCGCAGGAAGACCCGCATCTCTACGCTCCATAAGCAGGAGGCACTTAGTTAGGGCGTACTCGTCCGAGAGTTGATCTCGCGGACTACGTGCGCGTACTATCCAGCCCTTGACAAGGGGCCGATGTAGTACAGGGTCAATCCGCTGAACCGTTACCGATTCAGTGAAACTGATCCTTCCTAAAATCGGAGAATCGGGCCCCACAACCGGGAAGTGTTTCAATAACTTCACGATCAGGGGATCCAACCAGTCGACCGTATCCCAACAATAAGCAGCATATAGCTGATTACGAAGGGAGACGAGCGACACTAGCTCCGATACGTCATGCCGTGATGCAGGGAACTCACGCCGAACGCGGACTATACTAACGTCCTCGCCGGCATAGAATTCCTTGCCACAAGACTCTCTGAACCTACCGGTCCAGAAAGACTTGGAAGCGTTCACTCGGATCCCGAAAGATTCGAGCGACGATATCACGGTACGCACAAAGTCTACAGGGACAATTATGTCGTCCCCGTAGACACGCACCTTACCCCGAAAGCTAGAAATTAGCTCCGGGGTGAGGGGTGTGTTGAGCTCATTCTCAATCCCTATGAATATGATGGTTAAAAACACCATCGCTTCTATGGGAAAACAGAGAGCTGAACCCATCGACGCGAATTTGGCGAGATCAATGATCTCACCATCAACGTCAGCCTTCAGGCTACGACAGGATTCGATCGCCCCTTGCAATATAGGGAAATCGGCCGTCATTAGCCTTACATGCTGATTCGAGACACGGTCGGACGCCTCACTCAAATCGAGTGTAGCAAGGTTCCCATACAGGGAGCCCTTCCGGGCAAGAGATTGATTAGTCTCTTGTTCACGGTGACCGATCATCTCACTGAGATTGTCATCTCTCTTAAGTGAGATCCAAAGACCATCTGCCAGAGCCTGTTGCGCATACTGCATTGCAACGGGTTCGGCAGCTATGATCCTGGGCGTCTTGAGCGTCTTAGGCACAGGAATAACCCTTGCGGGAAACTCCTGGTCGGG